CATGAGTCCGCAAGCGTTTAGTCCTGATAAGCTCTCTATTGGAGTTTTCAAGATTTATTGTGGTGACACATACGTTTGCACGGGCACGCTTGTAGCTGGTCATATGGTAGTAGTAACTCATTGTTTGAGTGAAGATATGTCCAAAAGCTATCGAGCTGTTAACCACGCTAGGTCTTTGATTTTATCAACAAAGAATTTGTATTTGTTGACGGAAGAATTGGCTTTCTTTAAAGTGTCAGGCGTTCCAAGCCCATTTTCGAAGAAAAGTTTGAAAGTGTTGGAGGACCCAGCCATTGTGACCGTTTTTGGATTCGGTCCTGGCTTAGAAACAGAACCCGAAATGATGATGGGTTTTGCGAGTCCTGAAGGCTGGTGTAACGCGCCGACCCGCGATGGAGATTGTACGTCTCCAGTCCTAAATCATGATGGATCAATTGTCGGATTTTGGACACATGGAAATGGTACAAATTTTGGTCGCTTTGAGGGTGTAACTGAAGAAATGAAGCTAAAAATGTTTGAAGAAGGAGATGTGCCTTTGCATAAAGGTATGCTTTTTCGGAAACGCCCCTACTCCCCAGTACATTGATGGAGAGACCTTTCTATGAAAGGTATCCTTCTCAGTATTTGAAGAAGGAGGGGGCGGACGTTTTCACTGAGTGTTACTTCGTCTCAGAAGTGCATGATCAGTGGTTACCCGAAAGTGAATTTGTGATCATCGCGAATATAAAGAGGTTTCCTCGTTATCGTAATAAACGTGAATTAGATCCTATGATCAAAATGTTTATGGACAGCGAAGGCTATGAGCCTTCAGCTGACTGGAAATTACCAGTGCCTAACGAGGGCGCCTCTTTTAAGTCGCTTGCGAAATATGATAAACCTATTCCGGAGTTTACAGATTCCATGGTACGTGATATGAACGAAGCATGGGCCTGGACCGAACGGCATTTTTCATTGTATATGGGAAATTCCGAAGTCTTAACTCTGGAGCAAGCGCTGTCCCGACTAGATATGTCAACATCTTCAGGAGTACCTTTTAATATACTCTATGCCAAGAAAAAGGAACTATTTGAGAAAGATCCTGAGATAGTTTCCTGGCTGGAAGAAGATTGGAATAGTCTAGATGAGAACTGGAGCTGTTTGTGGATGAACTCGTTGAAAGAAGAGATTCGTCCAACAATCAAGGCCGATGCTAATCGTCTGAGGACGTTTACTGCTGGTGCACTTGATGCTACAGTTCACGGGACAAGGTTGTTTGCCAACATGAATGAAAAGATGTATGCAGCACATTTGCGTACTGCTTCAGCAGTTGGCATGAGCCCTTGAAAGGGAATTGGGATCGTCTGTATCGGAAATTGAATAAATTCCCAAATGGATTTGAGCTTGATGAGAGTGCTTATGACTCTTCGTTGCGAGAATATTTGATGGGAGCTTGTTCTAAATTCCGTTGGAACTTGCTGTGTGAG